AAACATTGACGCATCTGTAGTTACAGGTCAGGGTGTACAGGCTCTTATGGGTGCCTTTGATACTCAGGTCAAGTCTGCACAAGCAATCTTTGCTGCAGCACTACGTGATGTAATTAGCATTTGCTTCGAGGTTGATGAACTAATCTTCCCTGAAGAAAAAACAATTCGTGGAGTAGATTCAGGGTCACCTTATGAAATCACTTATAAGCCGTCTAAAGACATCAAGAAAGATTATTCTGCTGATGTTCGTTACGGTATGTTGGCTGGTCTTAATCCAGCCCAGGGTCTTATCTTTATGCTTCAGGCTCTTGGAGGAGGATTAATCTCCAAGGATATGGCAATGCGTGAACTTCCATTCACAGTCAACGTCACACAAGAATTAGAAAAGATTGAAATCGAGAATATGCGTACAGCACTTCTCGGTTCACTCACAGCACTGGGTCAAGCAATCCCTCAAATGGTTGCTTCGGGACAAGACGCATCAGGGCTGGTGAATAAAATTGCTGCGGTTATCAAGGCACGTCAAAAGGGTCAAGCCCTTGAGGACGCTATTGAAGCCACATTTGCTCCGCAGCAACCAGTTCCTCCTGCTGGAGAAGCATCTATGGTTGAGCAACCGTCCCCTGCTCCCGCCGCTCCTCCAGTAGGAGGCTCTCCTTCAGGGGAGTTACCACCTGAGGCTGCACCAGATATTCAAACCATTCTTTCAAGTTTAACCGCATCAGGTAAGGCTGGCGGAAGAGCAGTGACGACAGCGCGACTATAAAGAAGTAGGGGACAATGACAACAATCATAGGCGTAGAGAACGCAGATGGTTGCGTCATAGCATCTGATTCACGCGTAGCAGAGGGTGGAAAAGTTTACACACACCCAGAAATGGTAAAGGCAGTAGAACGTGGAAGTTACATTATTGGTGGTGCTGGTGACTATCGTGCTCTGCAAGTGGTACTCCACGGATGGCAACCACCGCTTGTAAACGCGAAAGCAAAACAAAATCTTTATGAGTTTGTAATTAACAAGGTAGCACCGTCTCTCAAGACAACATTACTTGAGGCTGGTATTGACTTTGGTAAGACAACAGATGGTGATGAAAAGTTTGAATTACAACTTCTTATTGGTATCAACGGAAGTTTGTTTGAAATTGACAGCGACTTTGCAGTTGCTATGAATGACACAGGACTTTACGCAATTGGTTCTGGTGGTGATTTTGCACTAGGTGCATTACACGCAGGAGCAACAGTGCTTGACGCAATGCGAATTGCAGCAATTAATAACAATGGGACATCAGCCCCATTTCATATTCTTGAACAAGAAACTAAGTAGGAGGAACAATGGCAGGAAATCAGAACAGCGGCGGTATGCGCCCAACTGCTCCTCAGAATAATCCAGCAAATGTTTCTGCTACAGGTGGTGCGGGACAAAGCGGTACACAACCAGCACGTTACATTTCAGGTATGGCTTACGGTGAAGGACAAGCAACTATGTCACAGCAACAGGCTGCTCCAATGGCAGGTCCTGCCGATGCTAACCCACTAGGAGCAATGCTTGCTCCAGTCACACCTTTGACTGCTCCTACAGAGCGTCCAAACGAACCAATTACAACTGGTATGGATTTTGGAGCAGGACCAGGAAGTGAAGTTCTTAACCTTCCTCGCGAGCGCAGTCTTTCAGAAGTTCTAGCGTCAATGATTGATATTGACCCAACTGGAGAAGTACAAGACCTTTATAACTTTGTAGTATCACGAGGTTTGTAATGGCAGATAAACCACTTAATAAGATTGCTGACCAGTCGCCAGGTGTGGCAACTGCTGCAGCACAAAAGGGTTTGCCAAAAAACGAAATCAATCAAATTGCATCAATGTTTGAGTTGCGTACACTTCACAATAACCTTACTGCGCTACCACAAAACGAAGCATACAAAAAGTTTCAGACATACCCAAAGCCAACTCGTGACGCACTGACTGCTATTTATAGCCCTAAGTATCGTGAACAAGATAAAGGTTTCTTCGGCACAATTCTTAACTCAGTTAAGAGCGCTGTATGGTATGGCGGTGGAACTGTTATTGACACTGCTAAGCAGGTTATTGGTCTTGCGGAAAATCCATTAGCAACTGGTCTTAAAGTAACTAAGGGTCTTGTTGGTGGAGTTGCATCAGAAGTTGCAGAAACTGAAGCAGGTGCCAAGGCTGCTAAGGGCGTAGGTGCTGTAGTAGAAGCACTTGTTCGCCCACAAGAAAAACTTATCAAGCAGCCTTATATGGCAGCACGTCTTGCTGAAGTTGAAGGACAAGGCGGATGGTCTACGCTTGCTAAGTCTTTTGGTGAAGGATTCAAAGAACTTCTTCCTGGTGGAGAAGACGCTTTACCTACAGACAACTCAACTACTTGGAAGCAATATTGGGAACGTGCATCTGACCCAAACAATGTTTACGATGATAAGCAAGTACTTGAGATTTCCAAGGAACTAACTCCTGCAGCAAACTATGTAGGTCGTTTACTTGCATCTAAGCAAGATTTGGTTGACAACTTTGAGAAGTTTCAAGATGACCCTGGTGTGATAGACCTAGTTAATCGCTATGTCGCAGGTGATATAGAAGCACTTAAGGAAGTTGGCAACGCTGTTGCTCGCTACGAGAAGTCAAAGATTAGCCCAGGACGTGACGTTGCTCGCGCTGTTATCTCTTTGTTCCCTCACGAGTATGAGCAAGCGATGCTTGGCGATGGCGCTGCGAAGTTATTCTTTAATGGTATCTCAGGTTCAATTGACTTCGGTGTAACCGTAGGTCTTGACCCATTACTATTGGTAGGTAAGGCTAACCGTAATTTACTAGTTGCTAAGTACGGCTTTGCTAAAGTTGGAGAAGGTACCATTCCTTTAGAGAAGGCATTCTCACGACCAAAGGTTGTTGAGTACTGGAACCAGGCTGGAAAACTTGTTGAGCAGTATCGCAATGGTGACCTAGCCCAACGTGCCGTTGCACTTAACCGACTACAGGACCGCTTCAAGGAAATCAATATCAATGTTGTAGAAGACCTTGCTAAGGCTGATGTCAAGAATGCTGAAGATGCTTTCAACTTCTTTGACAATGCATCACGCTTCTCACAGATGATGTCTGGAAACCTTGGTATTGCAGGAACTGACACATTGATTCCTCGTATGACTTGGACACGAAGTGCATCTAACAAACTCAAGGACGCATTTAATGCTGCTCTTGGAACTGAGCGTTACTCGAATCTAAATGTTGCTAAGAACAAAGAAGATTTTATTCTTCAGTTCAGCGATGACCCAATTGAATGGGCTGGCAAGATTGGTATTGAGAAGGGTGCTCTTGGCTTTACTGCCAAAGATGCAACTGCACTAGGTCGTATTGACCGTATTATGCGCCAGTTTGCTATTGCACCAAGTGCTGACCGAATCATCAGTATTGCTGATGGCTCAAGCGCAAATCAAATTTTTAAGTTGTCTCGCACAGTACTTGACAAAACTTCTGCTGGTGCATTCCGTGCAGCGTGGTTAGGTGCTGACGAAGGACAACGCTTACTTATGTACAAGGGTCTTCTAAAGACTCTAGGCGTAGGTATGGGACTTAACCTCTCTGCAGAGGGTCGACTTGCCTTGTCAAAAATCGACGAGATGTCTAAAGAGATTTACTCTGTAAGTCAGACTGAACTTAACATCGGTGACCTTGCAGATGTACTTAAGACAGCAAGAGGTTCAACATCTCTTATGGCACCACGTGGTGTTCGCAAGAAGGTTCAGGATGCTGTATCTGTTACCACAACAGAAGGCAAGGCTGGACGACTTATTGCATCTGTCAACGCTAAGACCGCTGAATATGTTGAGCGACTTAAGGCTCTTAAAGTAGACCGTGCTGACGCTATTGCTCAAGGAGATACTGCGCGTGCAGACATCATCAACGATGAAATCAGAATTGTCGGAACTAAACTTGGTCGTGAACTAAAGACTAAGAAAGAACTCAAGGCTAAACTTGAGGCATACGAAGTCAACGCACTTGATGACATCGACAACATTGATGAGATGCTATTGCAGCGTTTCAATGCTGGTCAAACAATCGACGGAACACCTCGTGCTATCCGTCAGTATCAGTTGAACGATTATCGCACACTGCCTGACTTTTCTGAGTGGCGTGCAATCTCACACCGCGCTGGCGTTCTTTCAGAGTTATTTGGTAAGGCTACAAACAGCCACGCTAACAAAATGATTACTGACGGCTGGTCATTTCTAAACCTTTATCCACGCCTTGGTATTCGTACTACTGTTGAAGAACTTGGTACATATGGTGTCATCAGTGGAGCAAAGGGATTTGGCGACTACCTAAAGGGTCGTGCCGCATCTCGTGCGCTACGCGCTGCGACACCTGCTGGAGTCAGGACAACAGTTTTTAACAACGAGAAGGCTGATAAGAACTTAGGCTTTATCTACGACAATCTTTACAAGATTACAAATAAGCATTACAGTAAAGAAGAACTACTAGCAATGGCAGATGACCCTGAGCGTCTTGCACAGGCAGTATCAAATGCAATGATGAAGAGTAAGTTTAAGCCTTCATTCTTGACATCTGCTGCAGGTAAAGAGATTTCAGAATACACAGGAGACTTTGCTCGTTTCAATGGCAAGGTACAACTAGATGATATTAATGGTGCATCAGTTCGTGCGGAGCGCCCAGTCACAGAAGCGGAAGTTATCGCTGACTCTCTAAAGCAGTTTGGTCCATCTGTTCGTTTTAACGTCCAGAACCAAGAGGCTCTCAAGGGTATGACCTTTGCACCTGAGTTTGGTGAGATTGCAAACACTAACGATAAGTTTATTTTCAACTGGTTGCTAGAACTTAACAACACAGTCGGTAAGCGTAATGGTCAGTTCGGTAACATCGTTCTCTGGAATGCAGGAAAGAAGCCTGATGATGTAATCAACAAACTTGTTGACTATATCGAAGGCGAAGGAAACGAAATTGCCAAGCGCTTTGCTATCTATGCAGAAGAAGGTGCTGAAGGTTTAGCACGCAACATCTACTTAGATGCAACATACGCACTACGTGATTCTGCAGGTCGCATAAATATGGACTTAGTAAACGCCATCCGCAACAAGGGCGGTATGGAAAACTTTGATATCGAAGACTTGATTAAGTTAGATACAAAGTATGCCCGTCCTGAGTCTGTACTCGGACAAGAAATTATCCCAATGGGTGCAGCAACTGCTGAACAGGCTATGTATCGTGTCATCAACTCTGGCTATGGCTGGGTTGGTAAGCAGATTGCACTCCTTGACCGTGAGCCAATCACGCTTGGTAACTACTTTATGTTCCGTAAGTACCTCAAAGGTACTCAAGCAGAGCAGAAGCGTTCACTTATTGCACAGGGTTTGACAGAAGAGGGTGCAGATTCAATTGCACGCTTTGCTGCACACGAGTCTGCTATCGCAATGGCACGTAATAGAACCCTATCTTTTGTAGATAATGGCGATGTTCGTACAAATCTAGCCTATAGCCTACGTACATTGGGTCGTTACTACCGTGCGACTGAGGATTTCTACCGCCGTGCTGGACGTTTGGCTAAGTATGAGAAGCGTGCAATCGTACGCCTTGCTATTATAAACCAATCTTTTGAGAATTCAGGTTTCATCCACGAAGATGACAAGGGACAAATGTATTTCACCTATCCAGGTGACGACATCCTTAACGGCGTAATGCTTAAGACTCTTGAATTAATGAATCTTACAACCTATACACCACTGCCTGTAAACTTCGGTGGTTATGTAAAGATGCTTACACCATCTCTTGACCCAGAGTCAGCATTACCACGTTTGTCTAACCCATTCGTATCTATTGCCCTGGATTCTATGACTAACTTGCCGTTTATTGGTGAGTATCTAACAGGCGTTGAGAAGGTCCTTACTGGTTCATATAACACTGATATTCCTATGTGGGAGAAAGCAGCACCCGTTAACTTAAAGCGTCTGTACAACGTACTTGCTGGAACTACAGAGGGAACTGAATCTCGATTCTCTTCTGCTACAAAGGCTATCAAGTTACTTGTGTCTACAGGTAATGGACCTACAAGTTCATCTGACTTAGAAGAGTTCTACTACAACGTATCCATTCAGGCTAAGAACATTGATATGGTTAAACTAGCAGGAGGACTTTATACCCCTGCATCTATCCAAAACTTTGCCAACAAAGATGTTCCTAAGGAACTGATTAACGCTGGAGTCTTTACTTGGGACTCAGAGTACATCAAGATTCTTAAGAAGTACGAGGGTGAAGAGGACGCATTGTCTAAGGCAATGGTTACATTCGCTAAGTTGTACCCATCTAAGTTGGCTTATACAACATCTGCCTCACGCGCAACTACATTTGCTCAGTTCCGCAAGACTATCGAGGCTGAAAAGTTTGTCTACGAGAATGAGAAGTTCTTGCTAGAGCACCGTGATGGTGGTTCATTCTTTATCCCAGCAACAGGAACATCTGATATAGGTGCATATAGATACCTAAAGAAGAATGGGTTTATCAGCAATAAGCCGCTTGACCCTAAGACAACAGAGATTAAAGAGAACTTCATTCGTGAGGTTGCCACTGTTGCAGCACGTCAGGCTTACTACGCACTACGAGATGACTACAACACTAAGATAGAAGCAGCCCAGAATCCTAACGAGAAGCGTTACTGGAGAGATGCGCTATCTCAGAGAACAAAGGGATTACTTACTGCTTACCCATTGTTAGCCGTACAAGTAACTCCAACACCTGAGAGCAATGCTCGACGTAAAGAAGTTATCAATGATATGAAGAATATCTTGCGCGAGAACAAGGCACCTAACAAGGAACTTGGGGAAACCTTTGCAGCAATGCTTGCAAAGTATGACGAAATGGAATCAACGCTTAAGCGAGTAGTTGGTTCATCAGATAGAGCAGACGCATTTAAGCGACAGTTAAGGGCTGACACACGAGATGTGTTGTTTACGCTATCACGTAGCAGTGATAACGCGACAGCATTCTTTAATTCAGTTCTTGACCCTTTGATTGGAGAATAAAGTGGGTGCTTGGTTAGACAAAGATGACGACGGGAAAGTCTCCTGGTACCCAGACTATGAGGGTGAGAAGCCACCCGCTGGTCAGGACCAGTCTAAGGTAGAAGCCTCGACTGCAGATGTTCCAGCACCTGGTGCTAATACTGGTAGTAATGCACCAATGTACTTTCCTGGTTCAGGCAATCCTTCAGCATCTTTATCCTCTAAGGGTGAAGCAGTCGCTGAATTCAATGAAGCATTCGCTCAGACATTCGGTGTTGCCGTTCCAAAGGAACTTGCTACAGCATTTACCAATGAACTCCGTGCGCTACAAGCATCACGTACAACTAAGCCCAATACAAAGGGTGGCATTGATTACGTAACACAGGGTGTTTCACCTCAGGAACGTAAGAACATTCTTGATAAGTACCTTAAGCAGTATGCAACTGATGTCATTGGTCGCGCTGCAAGCGGAGATAACAAGGCATTAGGTGACCTTCAGAAGGGTCAGTTCGGCGTTGCATACACAACACTAAAGAATGCATATGTTGAAAACGGTATTGGCTACAACCTAAAGTCACTTGCTACATTGGCGACAGACGCATCACTTAATCCTGACCGTCTTAAGTCAAACCTTAACCTGATTAACCTTCAGGCAAAGTCTATATTTCCTGCACTTGCAAAGCAGATTGATAGTGGATACACAGTCAAGCAATTGCTTAGCCCATATATCCAGGCACGTGCAAACATCCTTGAAGAAGACCCAGATGCAATTGATGTCAAGTCTCTTACTAATGTAGCAAAGGACCCTAACAATTTGATGGGTCTGTATGACTATGAAGTATCACTACGCCAAGACCCTAAGTGGCGTTTCACTAAGAATGCTCAAGACTCACTTAGCAATGTTGCTAGAAATCTTGCACAGACATTCGGATTGGTTGGATAATGGCACAGACTGCAGCCCAAAAAGCAGCGGCTCAAAAAGCCGAAGCGCAGAAAGCACTTGCGAAAGCACAGGCAGCATTAACAAAGTCGACTGCTCAGTTATCTAAACTTCAGGGAACTGGTTCAGTTACTGCATCTGACTATGCTATGCGTAATGCTGGCTTCAATGCAGATGGTACGCTTAGAACTCCAGAACAAACATCCGCTGCTATAGCGCCAATTGTTGCTGCATCACAAGCGAAGACAGCAGCAGGACAGGCTGCAGCAGTGCAAGCGGCAGAGAATGATTACTACACTGTCAAGGTTGGCTCAACTGGTAAGACTCAATCACAGTTGGATGCAGCAGAAAATGCAAAGAAAGTAGCAAAAGAAATCGGTGGTACAGTTGATGCTAAGACTGGCTATGTAGTAAAGCCTGGTGTTTCATCAAGCGTTGACCTTAATGGCGATGGATTTCCTGATGCAGCATCACAAGGACTAACCACAGGTAGAACAACTCAGCAAGTAGATGCAATTGCTGCAATCTCTGCATTGCTATCATCTTATGGTATTGGCGACCTATCTGGTGCTATCACAAATGCTGTACAAAAGGGTTACTCATCTGACACGATTCAATTGATTATGCAAGACCCTAATAGCAGTGACCCGCTAGCAGTTGCATTCCAAACACGCTTTCCTGCAAATAAGGCTCGCCTTAAGGCTGGTAAGCCAGTGCTTAGCGCAGGAGAGTATCTAGCAGCAGAGCGTTCATATGCTCAGGTGATGCAATCTTACGGAGTTGGCAATATGGCTAGCCGTGAAAGAATGAATGCTTTTATTACAAACGACATTTCAGCAGCAGAGGTTTCAGACCGTGTAGGTCTTGCAGTCAGTAGAGTGCAGAACGCTGACCCTGCAACTAAGAAGATGCTTGCTGAGTATTACCCAATGCTCAACCAATCAGACATCATTGGCGCAGTTCTCGACCCAGCAGAGGGACTACCTGCCTTGCAGCGTAAGGTTCAGATTGCTGAGATTGGCGGAGCAGCCCTAGCACAGGGACTAACTACTGGTATGAAGGCTGTAAACAATCTTCAGACAGGGTTCTCAAACGTCACGGGCGCTGCTATGGGAGCAGAAGAACTAGCAAACCTAGGTGTCACAAAGGAACAAGCACGTCAAGGCTTCCAGCAGGTTGCAGAAGTTGCACCTCGTGGAGAGTTCCTATCATCAATTTCAGGCGGAGAAGACTATGGTCGCCTACAGGCAGAACAAGAAGCCTTCCAAGGTCTTGCATCTGCAAAGAGAGCAAGAGTCTCATTGACTCAACAAGAGCAAGCACGCTTTAGTGGTTCATCTGGAACATCTAAGGCAAGCCTGACAAGCCAGCGTTCTGGCTCATTCTAAACAACTAAAATCCTGAACGGACCTACCAGCCCCGTCAGCGTATAAGACTGGTAGCAAGAGCCAGCCTAGTTCCCCGACTAGATACTGCGGCTTGCGAACTACAACGAATAGAAGGGTGGACAGTTGCTATGAGCAACAACTACTGGGACGATGAAGACGAAGAAGATACAACAGCAATCACTGGACAAGAAAGTGAAAACGACTTAATTAAAAAGTTGCGGAAACTTGACCGTTCCAAAGAGAAGCGTATCAAGGAACTCGAAGAGCAACTTAATGGTTTTACCAAAGTTGA